GGTGATCGCATCGTCAACGTACCACCAGAGATCATTGTCGAGCGTGGTGAACGCAGATACGGCATCAAGCCACTGATGGACATACAGCTTGCGTATGCACTGACTACACACAAGTGTCAAGGCAGTGAGTACAGCCACATCGTGTATGTCATGAACAAGTCAGTACGTGGCATGCTGAACAGGAAGAACTTCTACACAGCAGTGACACGAGCTAGGAAAACTGCAACGGTAGTCACAGACATCCCAGGGTTGAGCGCAGCGTTGTCAACTGTAGCACCGAGGTTCTAGCCATGCGAACATTGCAGGAGCGCTTCAATGCAAAGTATGTTCCTGAACCCAACAGTGGTTGTTGGCTGTGGCTAGGTGCATTGATGCCAAATGGTTACGGTCGATTTGAGATGCATCGCTTCGACGAGTATGCACACAGGGCATCATGGATACTACATCGCGGTGCGATTACAGACGGACTGTATGTGCTGCACAAGTGTGACATTCCATCATGTGTCAATCCAGATCATCTGTTCCTTGGTACGCAACAAGATAACCTAGATGACTGCCGCATGAAGGGACGTACACGACGTGGAGCGCAGGTGTGGAATGCCAAACTGGACGACGACAAGGTACGTGCGATACGAAAGCTCTTGTCACTAGGCGTCTCGCAGCAAGCCATCGCTGACAAGTTCGGTGTCCATCAGATCAAGATATCACACATTGCACGTGGCATATCGTGGCGGCACGTTACCAATGGGTAAGCGTAGGAGTGAAAGCAAGCGTAGGTATATGGCAATCCTCATGGCGCTTCAGTACGGCAAGTGCTTCCACTGTGGCGAGCGTATGTTTCCGTGTCAGCACCGCACTGACGGACGCACTGGACTGTTGGAGGCGACAATCGAACACATCGTACCAAAGGCCAAGCGCAAGGGTCTGGATTGGCGCCTCGCTGTGCTAGCACATCGCAAGTGCAACGTAGAGCGATCAGACAAGCCGCTGCCACGACGTGATGTAACACGTGCACGTGCGTTAGCTACTGAAGCACAAACCATCTACTCACAAGAGATGTGACATGGCACAGCACAAGGTTGTATTCCTTTCAGGACCACCAGGCAGTGGCAAGGACACTGTTGGCATGGGACTGCTGAAGCGACATGGTGAGTGGTTGCGATTGTACCAGATGAAGCAACCAATGGATCGTGCACTGCGTGCGTTCTTCGACTACAACAGTGAGGCATGGATGGCATGGGAGGCCAACAAGGACGCACCATTCACATCAGTGCATGAGATACCATTCGATGAGGACGTGACACTACGCAAGATCAAGATCGCATTCAGTGAGGACTTCGCCAAGCCAATGTTCGGTGATGGGATCTTCGGTCATCTAGCAGTGACACACTTGTACAGACACGTCACACTCAGCAAGTGCACTGTCATCACTGACAGTGGCTTCCTTGCTGAAGCAGAACCGATCATCAGTGCCTTCCTACCACGCAACTGCATGTGCATACAACTGCACAGACCAGGACATTCATTCGACAACGACTCGCGTAGTTATTGGACAGCAGAGGGAGTCAAGGTCATGGTGGTACACAACACGAACGACAAGGATATGCTCATCGACCTCGTTGATCATGGAGTTGTGTCATGGATGGCACTACGTGTGTAACAGGTGACAAGTCAATTGCGATGCGATGTCCGCACTGTGACGAGCCACGTCCCTCGTACGTGAAGGACTCACGTGCAGCACATGGCACGATCAGGCGACGACGTGTGTGCAGTGTGTGTCAGCAGCGCTTTAGCACGATTGAGCGCACCATACACGTACCTGCACGGCGTCCGTACGCAGATGACTGGGAGGCAAGTGGATGAACATAGGTGAGATGCAGAGGGAGTTCGCTGCACGTGCAGCACCCATTGGATTGCAGATACAGGTGTATGGTGATGGTGATGTGGATGCAAAGCTCGCTATTGTGGCAGAAGCCCCAGGTGAGCAGGAGGTGCGGATGCGTCTCCCCCTCGTTGGTGGGAGCGGCAACTATTTGTGGAATAGTTTACGACGCTTCGGCATTACTCGCAGACAGTGTTACATCACCAATGTGGTCAAGAGACAACTCGCTAGTGTCAAAGGCAAGGAGCAGATACCACCGAACGAACTCGCACACTGGCAAGGACTGGTGAAGTGGGAGTTGTCATGTCTACGAAACGTAAAGTATGTGCTCGTACTCGGCAATGTCGCACTAGAAGCGCTCAGTGGGCGAAGTGGAGTGGACAACTGGCGCGGTTCTGTGCTAACTGTGGACGACCGCTACTACGTGATAACGAACAACCCAGCACACATCATGCGAACACCAAGCATGGAAGCGTGGTTCCTACTCGATCTCACAAAGCTCGACATGGTGATGAGAGGTACCTGGCGTGAGCACACAATCGTTCCTCACATCGACCCGTCCCCAGATGAAGCTGTGCTATGGTGTGGACGCATGGCTGATGAACGAAAGCCTGTTGCGTTCGATATTGAAACCACTGCCGGTGAAACTGCTTGCATCGGAATGGCGAACAGTCCGTATGAAGGGATGTGCATTAACTTTCGTGACGCTCACAGAAATCGGTATGCGATCACAGACGAGCGACGCGTTCGCCGTGCTATTCAACGACTTCTTGGAGATGGTGACACACGCCTCGTGGCTCAAAACGGTAACTTCGACAGCTACTGGCTTGCTTATAAAGACAGACTTGCTGTTCACCACGTATGGTTCGACACCCTACTCGCGCATCATCTACTCTACCCAAGTGCGCCTCACGACCTTGGCTTCCTGACTGCACAGTACACCACACATCCGTACTACAAAGGCGAACGCACCGAGTGGCGCGAGAAGTCAGACGGACGCATCGAGGACTTCTGGATCTACAACGTCAAGGACTGTTGTATCACACTAGCATGTAGTGAGAAGTTGCTTGTCGAACTCAAGCAACAACACCTCGATCAGTTGTTCTTCAATCATGTCATGCGTGCACAGCGACACCTGACTGACATGACAGTGTGTGGAGTGCTAGTCGATGCCAAACGGAAGCAGGAGTTCGACACCTACTATGCAGCGCTTGTCGATGAACTCGAACAGAAGTTTGTGGCTGCCGTGCATGAAGCGACAGGCGACACCACGCTATACCCAAATCCACGTAGCGCGCCTCAGATATCTGATCTTCTGTTCCGTCGCCTTAAGCTCACTGGACGGGGCCATTCTACAGCGGATGTTAACCGCAAGCACATACTTGCGCACCCACGTACGCGACTCGAAGACAAGAACGTCATACTGGCGTTGGCTGCTTACAAGAAGGAACACAAGTTCTACAGCGTCAGCGTGAGCAGTCGCACTGATCCTGACGGTCGCGCACGCACAGAGTACAAACAGTTCGGCACACAGTCAGCACCAGGTCGTCTGTCTAGTGCACAGAACATGTGGCACAGTGGCTTGAACATGCAGAACGTGCCACCCAAGGCACGTGAGATGTACATTGCTGATCCTGGCTACACGTTCGTGTACTACGATCTGTCACAAGCAGAAGCACGCTTCGTTGCATGGGATGCGAACATCATCAAGTGGAAGCAGCAGTTCGAGCAGGCACGACGTGATGGCAAGTACGACTGTCATCGTGCACTAGCAAGTGAGATGTTCAAGATACCGTATGATGACGTGCCAACAAAGGACTTCATCGATGGAAACTACACGCAAAGGTATATCGCTAAACGCTGTAGACATGGCCTCAATTACCGCATGGGTCCAGACCGTCTTGCAGAAGTCACTGGTCTCCCCTACGACGACGCCGTGCGAGCTTACAATCTGTATCACTCTATCACACCGGAGTTGCGACGCTGGTGGTCCGACTTGGAAGCCACAGTCCGTCGTGAACGGAAACTGGTTACTCCATTCGGACGGGTCTGGCGTCTCATGGAGCGGTTACAAGATGACGAACAGCTTGAAGCAATCGTCGCCTTCAAGCCCCAGTCCACCATTGGAGACAAAAACACCCAAGTCATCTACCAGTGCCACGAAGACAGTGCGTGGCCGACGCACGCCAAGATCAGACTGAACGTGCATGACAGCAACACAGCACTGTGCAAGATCGATGACGCCAAGCGTGTCGCTGCGATCATGAAGCACTACGCAGAGAAGCCATTGTACATACGTGGTGACTCACTCATCATACCATGTGAAGTGAAGTGGGTGCCTGGTGACAGAGAGATGCGTCGCTGGAGTGATCTCATACCAATGGAGTTGTGAGGTGCACACCAACGATGGACTGACCAAGCCGTGGATCGTCGCTGGCATCTGTGGCTTTGTTGGACTAGGCTTTGCTGGTCAGGAGATGTACATCACCGGCACGATCCTGCTAGCAATTGGTTGGTTCATTGGAATGTGCAGGTAGATAGTGGTATCACGACTCAACTACCGCTCGTACGTACCAGACGGTTCGTTCATCGCTGACTACATGGATGCACAAGCAGACACAGAGACTGCCAGTGCATACGACTTCTGGTGTGCGTGCTGGCTGCTATCTGTCGGACTCGGCAGAGAGGTACGCATCGACAGGCCACGTGCACCTGTGTACATGAACCTGTACTGCGTACTCACTGCTGAGTCCGGTGTGACACGCAAGAGCACTGCTGTGAAGACAGCGACTGAGATCGCACGTCAGTTCATCGATGCATATGCTGATCACATGAGCCTCATGCAGACAGCAGTCACTGTGCGTACACTACTGATGGAGATGAACAGTCTCACACAGAACCACGGCACCGCACAGCTTGTGATCTCCATCGAAGAACTAGTGACAGTGCTTGGTCGGCGCCACTACGAGATACCAGGCTTCCTCACTGACTACTACGACTGCCCATCGTCACGCACCGGAGTCGCACCGTATGTCAAACAAGCCCTCAACAGAGAAGCACTCCAAGTCTCAGTACGAAATGCCTTTGTCTCTCTACTTGGTGCAAGCACTCCAACATGGCTTGCTCAGTCCATCACTCCAGCCATCATCGAAGGTGGCTTTACGAGCCGCTGTCTATTTGTTGTTGCAGAAGATCGCAAGCGACGGATCGCTTGGCCCAGCGACGGACGAGGGTTCGACACACTTGGCTTTGCAGAACGTCTTGCAGCGGTACGAAAGCATGCTAAGCACGTACGAGGACAACTCGGTGGAATACCAATTAGTGACGGAGGCAAGAAAGAGTTTGAGTCATGGTACGGTAACAGAGATGAACATCGTGATCCGTTCAGGGCGTCGTTTGAAGCACGCGAAGACCACCACGTACTGCGACTCGCAGGGTTCCTTTGTGTCAGTGATGGACTGTGGGAAATTCAGCATACGCATGTCAGTCGCGCCATCAAAATCATCAGAACAATCAAGTACGACGCAGCAGGCATCTTCGCCGCACAGACGCAGATCGGCAAGACCGTTGCAGGAGTAGATGCTATCTGTCAGCGCCTCGTCGGTGCTGGTCGTGCTGGTCTGTCACAGACACAACTCGGTGGCATGGTACAACGACACATGAACAGAGAGCACATGAACCTGTGCCTTGCCATCATGCATGAGCACGACATCGTGCAGAAGTTTGAAGTGCGTGACGGTAGGTATGGCAAGCCACTGACACTGTGGCGTGCGACCAAGCGACTCAAGCTACGTGGTACACAAGCACTTGTGCTGCGTGAGTTTGAGCGCACACTTACTGAGTCGGCAGTAGAGGTAAGTCGCTGACACGTCCTGTGCGTGTGATGTCACTCAGTCGTATGCGACGACCGTAGTAGCGCGACTGTGCTTCTTCAAAGCTGCGTATGCGCTGCATCGTCTCGCGCTGCTGCTCCATGATCTGTCTGTTGATGTCAGCACGACGCTCTGCATGCTCACGTGGAGTGTACGATGGACTGGCGACAGTGCCACTCAGTTGATCACGCAGCAGGCCAAGTCGTCGCAGATCGTGCTGCGATATACTGCGTGAGAAGTCAGCAGCGCGTGCCATGAGGCCGCCCATGTGCAGGTCACGTGCACCACTGACCTGTGCCAAGTTGGCATCTGGCATGCCACCACGACGACCACCTGCGCGTCCCTGATTGGGGATGTTCTCGTTGAACTCACGCTGTATGCGTTGCAAGTCGTCCTGTGCACGTGACAACTCAATGCCGTCCTGGTTCTGTGTACCTACACGACGCGACTGACCCCATATATCAGTGACACCGAACATCGTCAGTTGTCGTTGTGGCTGTGATGTGATCACTGATGCTGCGTCACGCCACGGTGTGCCAGTGCCACCAGTCGAGCGTGATGCTTGTTCAAACGCACGCGCACTGTCCATTGCCGTCTGACCAGCTACAGTCGTCAGTGTCGTCACAATGCTATTCAGCATCGTGCTGTACATCAGTCTCTGTGGACCAGTAGCATCCGGTGGCATGCCCTGTATCACATCAGGCTCACCAAGCACAGCACCACCACCACGTAGTGGTGACACACCGATCATCGAGTTGCCACGACCAGGAATGTTTGATTGCTGATTGACAAGACCAAGCAGTGCATTGATGATCGGTGGTGTGGAGATCGGCTGTGCTGTCAATGCACCACCACGTAGTGTGTTGGAGATGCCACGCTCTAGCGTTGCTTCTGGTGTTGCACCAGTCAGTGCCGCATATCCATCACGTGCCATTGCCCAACCAACACGCATCGAGTTGGGTATGGAGATGTGTGGCATGTCCTCTGGACGCATACCAGGGATCGGTATCACAAAGTACCGTGCTTGTTCCTCTGGTGACATGCGCCTGAACGTGTAATCGAAGTAGTCCTCGCTCTCAGGACCACCAAGTCGTCGTCCTGCTTCGACCATTGCAATCGCTGGCAGACCGACACCTAGTGCTGTACCCATTCCGAACCCTAATGGGTTCTCACGTGCAGCACGACCCATCGCTGCGAACTCTTGCACTGCTACGTTGCCGAATGGAATAGCTTTGCCAGCACCACGTGAGAGTTGACTGCTACCACGTACACTGGCATTGCCAGTGAGTTCAGCAGACATGCGTGCTGCTGTCACATCACCGACACGGCCTCTGTTGCGTGCAAAGAACTGGATGTTCGATCCACTACGGATCATGTCGAGCGTGTCACGATACATGGCCCATCCCTTGCTCAGCGATGGCACACGTGACACATACTCAGGGTTCATCGAGTCCATAAGCGTGTGTCGGTTCGGTATGTGTGTGTCCGCACTCATACGTCCGACACCAGTCGCACCAAGCTCCTGCATCGCATGCAGCGTGCTGTTCTGCCACGTACGTGCCAGTCTGTTAGCCAAGTGCTGCGTCATCTGTGGCGTCAGCGCTTGTGCAAGGAACCCATTCGTGCGTATGCTTCTCTCCAGCGTCTGTGACATGTTGCGTGCAGCCATAGCACCAATGCCACGTGCTGCACCGATCTGTGCTTCTATCGCACCACCAACCACATCACCCTGGAACAAGCCAACACGCGTACCAGAAGGACGCGTCAGCGCCGCAACCATGCCGTTCCATGTGTTAGACACAATAGGGAACGCAGGATTGCCAACACCAGTTGCAGTGGCTTGTGATATCTGTCGTGTGCGATCTATCACACCCATGATCACATCAGCATGATCAGGCACGACGCGCATCGATGTACGCAACGACGCATCAGTCACTTGATAGTTCATCGCCTTGCCGTTGCGTAGCACACTGATCGTGTCCTGACCACTACGTGGCACAGCAGTGATCACATTTGCGTATCGCGTCCCTGGCTGTGCCAACATCACGTTGTCGATGATACCAATGCGTGCACGATTGTGTGCCGCACTCGTCATCAGTGTCCGTAACATCTGCTCAGTCGCTTGTGGCGACGGCAGGAACTTCGTGCCGACCTCTGCACCCTGTTGCTTCAGCATCGTAGACAGATCAATCAACTCACGTTGCACCTGTCCAGTGCTGGTGAGTTCAAGCAGTCGCTTGAGCATGTTCGGTTGTGCTGTCTCTTGGATCAGCGCTGTGAAGCCACGACGTGTGGTCTGCAACTCAGCAAGCTCAGCAGCATTGATCAGTCCTTGCCTGAATGCGTACTGATTGAATGACTGTTGTAGTGCCTGTCCTCTGTTCACCATCTGGTTCACAATAGGATCACTACGCAGCGCTGCTGTTTCGCGCGTGAGTTCGCGTATCACACGTCCAGGTGTTGCACCACCTAGTATGTTTGTTGATGCCCACGGCTGGTTGGTAACAGGGTTCGCATGCAGGTTCGGCGCACGACCAGCAGCCAAGTTGCCGATCTCATGCTCCATTATACGCAACTGCTCAGTAGCAGCTTGCTGCGCTGGTGTCATGCGTGTGTAGTCATCGACCCATGTCTTTGGTATCTCACTCAGTCGGTGACCATCCATCCAGCCCTCTGACCATGCATGCATCTGCCTGATCGCAGTGGCCTGTGGCTGTGAGTCGTTAATCATGTTGCGTACATCTGTGTACGCTGATGGATTGACAGTCCGTACTGCATGTGCAGCAGGCGCTGCTTGATCAACATGGTAACCAAGCTGTCGCACATGCCACGGTGTGGCAACTTCTGCTGGTGCATTCAATCCAGTGATTGATGTACGCAACGCTGCTGCTGGTGCTGCACGTCCGTAGCGTATTGCTAGTGCAGCCAGTGCAGCAGCACCTACCGCTGGCAACGCCCAATCCATCGGTGACGATGGTGGTGGCGGTGGTGGTGACGTTGTTGCATTGACATCAAAGAACCCACCAGACGGACGTGCAGCAGGTGCTGCACCGGGCGGTGCAGTGATCACTTGTGACGGTACGCCTGCTTGTGCTGGTGCTGCTGCACCTGGCACATCGAAGAACCCACCAGCACCTTGCTGTGTAACAGTTTGTGTGATTGTCGATGATGGCACATTCGGCACAGGTGCCGGTATGGTTGCTTGCGCCGTCCCTGGCGGTGCCGTTGCTGCTTGTCCACCATCTAGTGTGGCTTGTGTCTGCTGTGCTGGTGCTTGTAGTGAGTGCAGTGCCTCACTGGCACCAGTCACCAGTCCTGTACCTATAGCAGCACCACGTACTGTCTGTGGCAGTCCACCAACAGTGGACAACGCACCACGTATGAGTGCGGGCGCACGCAGTGCAGCACTTGCTGGTCCTACTGCGAACGAGCCACCAATCTCCAGTGCACGATCACCTAGCGTCTGTGCCTCACCAATGCCAAGGCCACTGTGCACTGCTTGATTGTACTGTTGGTTCCATCTGTTCGCTGTGTCACCGCCAGCGAATGGTTGTCCAGTGAGCAGTCGATTGCCCTCACTCGCCAGTCCATAGAGGCCAAGTGGTGCAGTAGGTATGCTAGCAACACCCGCAGCAAGCCGCCGCCATACGTTGTTCAGTCCTGCTGGTGCATCAGACGCCGCAGGTGTTGGTGCAGCAGCAGTTTGCTCTACATCAAAGAAGCCCACCACTATCTCCGTGCTGGTGGCGTCGCTGGCTGCTGCTCAGTAACACGTGGCTGACCAACTTCATTGCCTTGCGAGTCATACGTGCGTACGACTGTTCGATTGCCAATGCGGCCTGTGACAGTGAAGTGATTACCATCACCACCTGTGGCTGATTGTCCACCAGCACTAGCAATCTCACCACGCACACGATCAACTGTAGAGCGCAGTCGTGTGTTGCGTTGGAGCATCTGATTGCCGTACACACTGTCACGACGTTCCTGCATGATGCGTTCGCTGCGTGCAAGGCGACCAGCTATCTCGTTCTCAGGCACACGCTCATCGATGATCCGTGCGTTATTGAACTCATCCATCTCAATGCGTGTGCGCTGTCCACCGCTGCCACCAGCACGTGCAGTGCGTGAAGCTAGTGGTTCGATGCGTACTTGTGGCATGCTAGGCATTGCTAGTGGATCAACACCAGCCTGTGCTGCTGCATGTGCACCACTGCCCAGGTTCTGTGTGGCACGTGCATCGGACTCTAGCTGTATCTGTCTATTGCCTGCCTGTGCTACTCCAACCGCTGACTGCGGCGTTGGCATGCCACCAATCATATACAAGTTCGGATCAGCAGGCACGCCATGTGCGTATCCTGTACCAGCTAGCGTCCGCAACTGACCGCGCTCAGTAACATCCATCTCACGCTGTGCAAGTGCACCTGCTTGTTCATTCGCAAGCAAGTTCATGTCCTGCAACTGCTGACCACGACGGCGACGCTCGTACATCGCTGCTTGCAGAAATGGTAGCTGATACGCACCTTCACTGCCATGCAGTTGCGATGCGTACTGCTGCTCCATACGATCAGGATCAAGCGCACTTGCAGGCAGTCGTTGAATAGGACTGGTCATATCTACCACCTAACAGAGCTAGTACCGCCACCACCACTACTGCCACCACTACCAGTTGCATTCGCTTTCCAGTTCTTTGGCTTGCTGGCCTGTCTGTCAGCAAATGCATTGTACAAGTTCTCACCAGTCTGTCCTGCCGCAGCAAGTGCCATGCCAGTGTTCGGTCCACCACTGTAGTCAATCGATGGTGAGTTCCACGACCTGAACGTTGGTGCATCAACTAGTGGTGCAGAGCCACGATAGGTAGCACTGCTCGCACCTTCTATTGCTCGTGGTGCATTGTTCGCTTGTATCTGACCACGTGATGCTAGTTCATTCGGCAAGTTCTCTGGCTGGAATGCCACATCATCGATGTTGCTGGCACGAGTAGCCAGTGTGTTATATTGATTGAGTGTGTTGTTCTGTCGTCCAGCGTTCTCTTCCAGTGCAGCAGTTGGTGCGTCGGCACGTGCCTGTGCAATCGCTGATCTCGTACCTTGTGCACCACGCTCAGACAGTGCTGCTAGTATGTCACTCGCACCACTGTTGCCACGCAGTGCATTCATCTGCACCTGCTGACGTGTTGCGTCAATCGGATCTTGTGCGTTCGCCATGTTCTGCTCTAGCATCGCAGCTTCAATTGCTGCTGGCGAGCGTCCTTGCACTTCTTGAAACTGTCGCAACTTTGTATCAGCAGCTTCACGCTCTTGCAGTCGCGTATCAAAGTTCATCTCACGACCGAAGCGCGACCGTGGCATGTCTTCAGCCAAGCGTCGTCGCGTCTCCGTGTCGCTCAGGCCCTGCATGACCTGACTCTCGTCACTCAGTTCCTCTACCCATCCCACACCTGGGACGTACCGAGTGCGATCACCACGTGCGTTCGTTGTGCCAGAAGTTGCTAGCTCGTACTGCTGTCGTGCAAGTCTCTGCTGCTCTGCTTGAGCAGCATACGAGTTGCGCTGTTGCTCAGCGATCTGCGAACCTTGCTCAGCATTCTGCATCATGCCAAGCTGCTGCTGCCGCATCTGCTGTTGTATCTGGTTCTGCTGTGCTTGCTGTTGCTGCTTCCACGTTGCATACGTACTAGCAGCAGTAGCAACGGCACCAATGATTGCAGGAATAATCATGTTAGAACGTCCCTGTGCCGCCGAGGCCACGACGTGCAGTGCGATCCGTCTCTCGCTTCGCTAGCACTTCAGCAAGTGGTGAACTAGCAGTGTTCTGTGATCCTTGCTCTTTCGCACCGAAGCCAATGATGTCACCAACATCATAGAACTGACCAGCGTCACCAATCGCGCTACGCACGTCACCCTCGAACGTACCCTTCTGCTCACCGTACTTGCCTTCTGCCTTCTGTGTGTAACCTGCTGGATCGAACGTACTGCCTAGGTTGTAGCTCGATGCACCAGTACGTGCTTCGTCACCGATGCCACTCAGTTCACCCCTGTAGCGCTCCAACACACCACCACCAAGTGCCTGTGCCTTCGATCTACCAGTGGTTGTTGCTAGGTTCAGTCTGTTCTGTGCTGCCTTGTAGCCAGTGTCATCCAACTGACCACGTGCACGCGCACGTTCAACTGCTGACTGTGCTGTGCCACCAGCCTCACCAAGTATCGTGTCGATCAATGCATCATCAGCAGTACCAGCCCACTTGCTTTCACCATACGATGGCGTGAAGTACTCATTCACCTTCTGTCCGTACCTAGTTCGTCTGTTCTCTTGTTCTCTGTTGAGTGTCGTGTCAACAAGCTCTGGTGTGAAGTACGAACTCACATCCTCAGCAGTGGTTGGTATCGTACTACGCACACGACTGAACTCGTTCTCAATAATTGGCATGAACTCATTACTACTGAGTCCACGTGACGTGAGTGCACTTGTAGCGGTGCCTCGTGCACCACCAAGTGCTTGTTCGATCAACTCTTGTGTCGTGGCCTTCTGTGCAGTCTTCTTCTCTTCAGCCTTCGTCTCTTGCAGTTGTTGTGCAACTTGTTCATAGGACGTGCCAGACTTCAGCGCTTCGACCTTCGCTGCTTCTTTGGCATCTTCACGCGCCCACTGCTCTTTCTGACGACGATCAGCCGCAGCTTCGTCGGCGGCTTTCTGCTCCTTCGCCTGCTGCTGCATCTGGTACATCGCGTACTCGTTGCCGCCGCCGCCACCCTTGCCCATTGTCAATCTCCATCACATGCAGTGTGCCTGCTGGTTGGAAGCCAAGTCGTGTGAACAGTGTTGCGATGCGTGGGTTGTCTGGTTGTGATGTAGCACCTAGGTACGCCTGTCTTGCACCAACACTGATAGCCCACTGCTTATACGCTTGTACCATCATGTACAGTAGCTTGAACGACCGTGCCTTCGGTGTCACGTATGTAGCTTGGTCCCAACACACCTTGTTGTCAGAGTAGAAGCATGGCATCACACACGCACACTTGATACCAACTACCTCACCATCACGCTCACCAACGATACCGAAGTACCACTCTGGATGGTCAACTGCCATCACTAGTTGTTCGAGGATGCGCTTTGGTGAGTAGTCCTCGATGTGGAACACACTGTTCTCAATCGACTCACGTGTGAGGCGCAGGATGGCTGGTGCGTCACGTGGCTCCATGCGACGCACACTGTACATTACTTGCCACGCGGCTCCGCTGCACCAGGCATCGTATCACTGTCCTGTCGGATCGTGATGGTAGTGTCATCCTCGATGTGCAGCGTCTCAGCAGTCTCACGTGGTGCGACCTTGAACGTCTTGACTACTTCCTCACCATCCATCACTTCCACAACAAGTCCATGCGTTGCGTTGTACGGACTAGCAATCGTTACAGATGTGGTCATCATACACTCCTTGGTAGACGGAACCAGCCTGGTCCCATGCCTGTCAGTTGTAGCAACACACCGATTGCGATGATTGCACACACCACAACCAGCACGATAGTGATGATCTGTTGTACAGGTGGAGGCAGTGCGAGTTGCTGTAACAGCCACCACACGACGACTACGACAATGACTAGCACTGCTAGCCATACTAGTAGTTCTAGCATGTCATCCTCCTATCGCAGCGTTGTGACGATGAACGACACAGCCGCTGCTACAATCGCACTCAGTCCACCAGCCACTTTCCATATCACACGCATGCGACCATCGCACAACGCAATGTGACCGAGCAGGTCAGCCTTCGTTGTGGCGACCTGCACTTCCAGCGCACGCACGCGATCTTCGAGTCCGATGCTCACTTTAGTTCGCGCACGTCCTTCGCCTTGCGCTTGCCAGTCGCTTGTGCTTCACCAACTGGTGCTTCGTAATCAGCAGCGAATGCCGTACCACCTTCACTGACCCACTTCTGATACGCACGCCAGTCAGCGTTGCGTTCATCCTCTGGAATGAATGCACCGTCACTGAGACGCTGTACACCACCCATTGCATTGAGCTTGTATGTTTCAGTTGTCATGATTAGATCCCTGCGTCGGCAGTGACGTGAACAGCAAGCAAGTTACCAACACCACCGGAAGCTGGTGTTGTCACACTCATGAGTGCAGTAGCATCATTGCCGGCACCCAATGTTGTTCCACTACAGTCCACAGCAAATGTAAGATTTCGCGCCTGTGCATTGGGAGCAGCAGGATTGTACAAAGTGACTGTTGGATTTACGCGCATTGCACGTGGATAACGCACTCCTGGCGCACACCACATTCCTGCCGATGCGCCGACTATTTGTGAAACGAAGTATGCCGCTGTGTCGCCAATGTTCGATGCTGGTGCGGTCCCATACGGGAATGTCTTGAAATAATGCCGCTGACACGCCAGCAACTCTTGCTCGAACGGTCTGCGCTCGAACGGTGTTGCTTGTGTGCCGATCTCAAGCTGTACGTCATCGATTGCAAACGAGTCACTTGCACCCGCAGTACCAACCGACGACCACGAGAAGAATACTGACGCTTGTGCTGCTTGTGCTCCAGTGCCAGGCACGACAGCAGTAGACGTGAATGTATAACGTGTCTGCGTCGCTGTGAGTGGGGCAATTGCATCGATCAGCTTGAGTTCGTTGGTGTACGCACCAAGTACACGCTTCGCAGGAGTGCCAGAGCCAACGTACAGTGCAACACTGAGGATGCCACTCGTCGGCGACCAGTTGGCACCAGCCCATGCAGTGAACGACAGCGTGACAATCGATCCACGCGCTAGTGCGATCTCATCCGTATCGAGTGGGAACTCGAATGAACTGAAACCTGCACCTGTCTGTCCATTGTTACGCTGCACAACACAAGTCGAGCGCGATCCCAACACAGGACCAGGAGATGCCTGAAAGACAGTCGTCGCCTGATTGGGTCCAACGTTCACAAGCCAGCCATCTGCCGTGTACATGACTGTGCTTTGTGGAACTGCGAACGACGCACTCCCACCAGCGCCCCTCTGCCACACCTCGAACCCACCATTCCTACCCAACACGTTACGATACGACAACGGATTGGGTGGTGCGTAGCTAGGTGTCTGCGGATAGTACGGCATGTGTCAGATACCTGCGTCGGCTGTGATATGCACTGCCAGCAAATGCTGTGGCGAGTTGCCAGCACCAGTAACAGCAACAAGCTGCATGCCACGCTCGCTGCCAAGGATACTTGTAGAGCTGCAATCCTGCGCGACCAACGCACAACGCACCTGATTGTTCATTGCTTCTGGATTGTAAGTAACGATGGTTGGAGTGGCACGCATACGCATCGGGTGCGGCAGGAAGTGCCAAAATGAATTGGATGCAGGAGCGACTGCTGCAAATTGATGATCACACGTATTCACACCAGCACTCTGTACTGGTGCAATTGCATATCGAAATGTCTTCCAGTAGTGTCTCTGACAAGCAAGCAACTCACTCTCAAATGGTCTACGTTCAAATGGTGTCGCTACAGAACCGACCTCTAGCTGTACGTCATCGAGCCAGAAGTAATCAGCCGCACCAGCAGTGCCGGTCGGTGTCCATGTGAAAGCCACACACCCTTGTGTCGCATTGGTCGGCACCACGACACTCGACGTGAATGCGAATGGTGGTGCTTGCAGCGAAGTCACGGCAGCAGTGGCATTGATGAGCACCGTCTCACTTGTGTATCCAGACACAAAGCGCTTGACAGGCGCACCCGTACCGACACGCACCTGACACGTAACAAGCCCACCCGCTGGAGAGAAGTTAGATGCAGGAAATGCAGAGAACGACAGCGTGACAAGGTTGCCACGCATCTGTGCGACTTCATCTGTGTCGAGAGGATATTCCAGTGTCGGTGCTGGCAGGCCAGTTTGTCCTGCAACACGCTGCGCTACGAAGCCGTAGCGCGATCCATTCGGTGCGGCGACGGCGATTTGCAGTACGGAATGCGTAGAGCCACCACTTGGGCAATAGAACACCCAACCATCAGCGGTGTACTGTATCGAACCAGCAACGGCAGGGAACGATGCGCTCCCACCAGCACCTCTCTGCCAAACTTCCATCCCACCATTGCGACCGAGTATGTTCCTGTAGCTCAGTCCTTGTGACGCGGCAACGAGCGACGACATCGGTATGTCAGTCGGATTGCCAGTGCCAGTACCAGCAGCACGACCCTTGACTGTATTCGCTGGCATGTCGGCAAGGATGTCATTGCTGATCGAGTCAGGATACAGACCGCCGCCTTGTGGATAGAGTGGCATTGCTAGATACCTGCGTCGGCAGTGATGTGAACGCCGATGATGTTTCCAGGCACACTTCCAGCAGGACTTACTGCATTGAATGATGTGCCCCATTCGTGTTGTGCTATGCTTGTCGAAGTAAAATCTGTGCTCGTATTGAAGTTTCGCATCTGCGTGTTAAGTGCTAACGGATTGTAAACTGTAACTGTCGGCACGGCACGCATCGGAACAGGGAAGCTTGCAGGGCCGTACTCAGAGAAAGTCGACGCTGCAACAATTTGACCCGCCCTGAACATGCCACCGCCACCTGAATTTTGTATTGGTGCGGTGTTATACGAAAACGTCTTCCAGTAGTGCCGTCTGCACGCCAACAACTCACTCTCAAACGGTCGTCTCTCGAATGGTGTAGCGACTGTACCGATTTCGAGTTGTACGTCATCGATGTTGATGCTATCTGCGGCACCCGCAGTGCCAACTGGTGTCCATGTGATGAGCACCGTCGCTTGCGTAGCGTTCGTCGGCACGACAGCGGCAGACGTGAAGCTGTAGCGTGTTGCAGCACCACCAGGAACCAGTGCTGACACTCCAGGGATTACCAGTGTCTGACCTGCGTAGGCCCCCGCCAGTATTCGTGCCGGCGCTCCCGTACCAGTCAGAAGTTGTACACTTGCGTAGCCGCTTGCGGGCGACCAGTTGGCGCCCGCATACATGGTCAGCGACAGCGTGACGATGCTATTACGCATCGGCACGATCTCATCGGTATCTAGTGGGAACTCAAGATAGTAAGGCGACACGCCGGTCTGTCCGGCATTGCGTGCGATATAGATTGACCAGCGCGAGCCGTAAACCAATGGGCCGGATTGCAACACCGTTGTCTGTGCTCCTGCCAGACACCACCACCCATCAGAAACGTATTGCTGTGCCGACGCCGCCATACCGAAATTTGCACTACCACCCGCGCTGCGTTGCCATACTTCAAATCCACCGTTCCTGCCAAGTATGTTCCTGTAGCTGAGTGGTGCAGCAGTCGCAACGACACCTGCAAGCTGTGCTTGTGTCAAGTCCTGTGGATCACCTGTACCGGCACCGACAGCACGACCCTTGACAGTGCCGTCACTGATGCTGTTCGGCAGTACGACACCGCCACCAGCAGGTGGGAAGTACGGCATCAGACTTCAAACTCCGTAACTCTTGCGTTACCAGTCGCAGCAGCCCATATGCCATGCAGTGCACCAGTGTAGCCGAATGGCAACTCGTAGTACGCACCAGGCAGCATGTCTACTGTGAACGCACTGCTTGATGCAGCGGCACCTAGGTTGACCAACAACTCAGCCGCACTGTCATTGTAGATCGCTGCACCAGTGCGATTGGGATTGTCAGCGAGTATCTGTGAACTGACCAGCGTCGCTGGCACGGTTGTGACAAGGGCTGTGCTGCTCACGACTGATCCTCCACCTCCACCTCCACCACCACGACCACCAATGCCAATCGTCCAGTTCGCATGTGTCGTACCAGCGTCAGTGCTAACGAAGTCAACAGTGACATTCAACACACCAGTGCCAGGGTCGTACGCTGTGACGACACCAGACATGAACTGTACAGGTGCATCACCACGTGCGATTGTGACATACAGTCCAGGTGCCCAACCCTCTGCCGTCTGTGTCGTCAGTGTGATCGGTCCAAGACCGAGTGTCAGTGACGTAGTGGATGTACCAATGAGACGCGCACCGACACTGATAGCTGATGCTTCAGCAGCAGCGGCTGCTGCCTGTGCAAGTGCGACCTGTGCTTCAGCAAGTGCTACCTGCGCCGCAGCGAGTGCAACTTGTTCCTGAGCCAGCACAACTTGTGCTTCGCATGCCTCTACAGTTGCAGTCGCATCGATCAGTTCCTCCCACGGACCTGTATCGAACACAGCACCAGAGACGTGAGCAGTGCTGCATATGGCGTAGACATGTCCATGTGCAATGTAGTCACCAACACTGTACAGTGTGTCAGGTGTCCATGCACCACGGAACCGTACGCCGAACGAGTACGTGCCCCAGTACGTAGGATGTGCAAGTCGTTCCTCAGTGAACGTGACAGGACTTGCTGAGCTAGTGTGTGGAGTGGCACATTCGTAGATGATGGACGTAGACGGATCAGTCACACGCATACCAAGTTCGTACGCAGTGTTGTTCGCCCACACACCCATGAAGTTGCTGATCGACGTGACCGCAGCGAGGCCACTGTCGATGATACGCATGTTCTCGTAGTACTGATCCTGCCAGCCACGCCTGTCTGGCTCAGTCAGCAGCAGCTTGTAGTTGGGTGTACGTGGGGTAGGTGCAACCATCTCACACGTCCACTTCAACGCCTACGACTTGGAACAGCACGCTGTCGAAGTCAGTGCCATCGATGGTGTACTCGACACTATCTAGCCCACCGAGTATGTAGTCACCACCGTACGGCTCGACTGTCTTGTCAGCAGAACTGCCATCAGGCTCGTTGTTCTGTGTGTTGATGACGTGTGCTTCACTGGTGAACACATGGCTGTTGTTAGACAGCGGACCAGTTGCGAACACACGAATGCCATTCACACGTACAGCGAGCTTCGATCCGTTCTTCGCTTCAGCATGAAAGAACAGACGCACACGTGCACCCTTGCCTGGGGCTGGCGCGTACACGACGTGTGTGCCAATCGACTTGCTGTCCTTCTTACCAAGCACACCGATCCTATCCATGTCGCACCTCAGTTCTTTGGTCGTCCCAGTCCATTGAATGCAAGCGAACGTGCAAAGCTAGTTGCTGCTTGCAGTGCAGTGATCTCGTTCTTTGCAGTCAGGAAGTTCGCACGAAGCTCTGACTTCGCCACCTGCACGTTATCAGCAGGCTTGGTTGCATCAATTGCACTAGCCATGTGTCACCGCCTGATGTTGCCGTCGTGATAGAACAGCGACATGCTGATGAAGCGCAACGGCCCACGTGCGCGTCCATGTGCACGCAACTTGAACAGATTGAACTTGCTAGGCCATGCGAACAGTCGTTCATCACTGGTGATGCGCGAACCACCGAACCAGTCACGGAACTCTTCTGGTCCCAGTCCGTATCTGCTACCACCAACCATGTGCATGGTCAGTTGTGGATCGTACGGCATGTTCGTGTTGATGAAGAACTCACCATCAGTGAAGATCGTACCATCATCGAATGTCTCACCAAGCAGCGGCTTCTGGTGCAGCATGCTGTCGATGAACATGTCGATGGTGAAGTCAGCAGTGCCAGTCGTATCGACCTTGATGTAGCGTGAGTACTTCGTACGTGTGCGCTTGTCTAGATCAGCCCACGGCAGTTGCCAGTCGAATGCAATCGGCAAGCCACTCTCTTCAAACGTCCGCTCACTGCCATCAGGCTCAAGCGTCGCAATCGGACGCAGACCAGTGTTGTCAGTGAACGTCGTGCCGTCATCGAATGCTTCAACAAAGCCAATCAGATCAGCAGGGTACTGCTCATCGAGCAGACCAGTGCCAAGTATGTACGTACGTGTGACACGTGTCAGCACGACACGACCTTCAGCAGTCGAACAGCCAGAACGGAACTTCCAGCCTCTGAGTCGTGCCCATGCACGCACCTTCAGTGCCTTGATGTTCTTGTACGTGAAGCACACAGTCTCAGTCGTGTCAGCACTTGTGTCCTTGTCAGGTACAAAGAACATAGACGAGTAGTTGCGCTTATCGTACACAGCAAAGCAGCGCTCGCTCATTGACTTGACTGACAGATTACGCAGCATGTTCTGGATCGTAGGATCGATCAACTGTGACTCACGTGTCGGACTGATCGAACTGGTCAGCAGTGCACGTGACATCGACGGCACGCCAACAAGATCCATGAACAGCATGTCCTCACCAAGCGCGAGGATCACGTTGTGACCGATGCTGCCGTACTGCTCAATTACATCCTCTACCTTTGGTGCGTGTACTTGTGGGTCTTCACCAGTGTAGTCACCAATCTTGATGATCAGCACCACTTCAGCACAGCACACAATCAGCTTGTCACGATACGCACCGATGCCAGTGATGTCTGCTGAGCCACGTGTGACGAATGGTGCGATGTCGAACTTGATTGCATCGTTCGGCGCACCATCACCTACGTACGTACCAGCGACGCCACGCGCGCTGATGTGCAGTGTACTGGGTAGGAGTGCATCACCAGCCCAGATCATGAACTCGTTGTGCACACGTACGAACTTGGCCACTGGTGTGAACGCATTTGCACCACTGCCAAGGTCTTGTACGTAGCGAGTTGCTAAGTTCTCTGGTACAAGGATTGGCTTGTCGATGCCGTTGCCAATGTACAACTCACCTTTGAACTCAGCAAACGATGCGAACTGACACGGTGACCAGCCGAGTGGTGATCCAGGCAGTGCAGCAGCAATCGTGTCATCCCATATCTTGTACACAGTGCCGGCTGCATTACCAGCACCGACACGCCCTTCATCATCGACAACAATGACAAAGGTGTTGAAGTACTGTGATGCAATGATCTCACTCAGCCCAACACCAGCAAACTCATGCAGCAGCATGGTGCCGTAGCGCATCTGCAACGTGCCATCAGGCGCACGCTCTAGATTGTCTAGTACCTTTGCATACTTAGTAGTGAGGTTCAAGTCACTGTCGATGATGTTCAATCCACCATCGAAGTTGCGTACAGTCGCTTCCTTGATGACCTTCTCTTTGCTGAGCGGTATGCGCTCACCAAGTATCTTACGTCCCTTGCTGATCATCAAGCTCATACCGGCCACTCCTGCCACTGCGTCACACCTGTCGGTGCACGTGTGTCAAGCTCAGTCGGCATGTTGCTGATCTCGATGCGACACTTCGTCAGTGCATCTGTATAGCGTGCCTGGAACGCTGTCACCTCACCAGGATTATTACCATCACTAGCTGCGTACAACATGCACGCGCCCATGACGAGTGTGTATCGATCGAACAGTATGATTACTTCTGCGTCCTTGAACGCATCAGGACTGACATGGCGTGCACGCACACGTAGTGTGCCGACTGACTGTTGAGGCCACACACGCAGCAGGTACTTATTACCTACGTCTGTGTCCTCTTCAGCAGGCAGTGGCTCGACATACAGTGGCGTTGTGCCATTGAGACCGAATGGATTGAAGTCAGTAGGCAGTCGTGCGAGTGGCTTCTGTGACGTGTCTACATGCACAGCACGGATGTCACCGAAGTCACGTAGCGATGGTGGGAACTGTGTGACTAGTGTCACACGACCACTCGTACCATCAAGCTCATGACTCGACCAACGCAACAGATGCGGCCACCACGCTTCACCACACAGACTGTTGAACACACTACGCAGCTTTGCTAGTATGTTGTCCTCAGCATACAACTGCGAACCACTGCCTGGGAACTGTGACAGTTCCAGCACAACGTCTTGTATCAACTGTGTGGAGTTTGCGTATTCCACAGGCTACTCACAAAAAGGTGCAGCGTGTGACTGGGGGAGGAGGGACGGGCTGTCACACGCTGCACTAGTCACCACACGACTAGGCTGCGAACTGGCGCACACCATGCAGGTTGCGAGTGTCAAGCTGCACGATAGCCGCGTACGTGCGAACGCCGTTTGTCGCGGTGCCAGGCAGAACAGTGCCGCGTGGATCGGTGGTTGCTGAAGTTGCAGGAGTAGTGCCGTCACGTGCAACGAATGTGAATGCAGTAGCACTGAGTCCATCAATCAGCGAACCGCTGAGGATGACAGATGCGAACGGAAGGCCAAGCTTGTCAGTCGTGCCGATGGTGATCAAGTCAGTTGCGTTGGCGTTGATGCCAGCATTGATCTGATCGATCCATGCCCACGCCTTCGTACCAGTGATGACAGTGACACCAGTCAGTGCAGCGATGACAACAGACATGCGCTGACCAAGATAGTCACGACCAATGATAGTGATCGGTGCGTTGGCAGCAGCAGTGCTGCCGACGATGGTGATGCAACGTCCCCACTTCGCAGCCTGACCAGGGCCACTGATCTGCACAGGCAGGCCGGTCGTTACAACCTGTGCAGACGTAGCAGCGGTGAACTGGAACACGTTGGTAGAGATAGCCGGTGGTGCACCAAATTCGACACGCATCTGGCGTGCATTGTTGGTGACATCAGCGACATACGCAAGGTCAGGTACATACTGACTGATGCGCGAAGGGAAGTAGTCTGCGGTGCGATCAACCATTGTATCTACTCCAATTCCTTGATGACATCATCCACACCACGCGTTGGCTGTGTAGCGCGACTGACGGCATCCTTGAGTGATGCAGGCTCAGCGTTCGGCATGTGTGGCAGACCAGTGTCCATGTCGATCAGTCCACCCTCACTCTCCATACGCAATCGCTTCAGTGCATCATCGTTCTCTACATAGATCGAGTGACCACGTGGGAAGTACACCATGTAGCCGTCTTCAACAGTACGCTTCTCTGTCTTGAAGCCAATGAAGCGGTTGATCGGCTTACCTAGCTTGGTCTTCTCACCAGTGTCCTCGAACTGTGCAACCTGTTCGACGAGCGTGTGCTTGTCCACACGCTCGACCTCATACGCGCGCTTGACCTGTGCCATGATCAACCAGTCGTGCCGTTACGCAGCACTGCATGCGTACGGAATGCTCTCCAGAGGCACCACTGACCCTGCCACACGACACGACGACCGATGGCGTCAAGGTTCCACGGTGCAACAAGTTCCTTCACCTTCATGTTCACACCCTTGAGGATGTGCAGGCGCAGGTACTTGCTGTTGATGAAGTACACACGGTTCACACCGCAGTCCTCATCGTACACCATTGGGATGCCATTGTGTGACACACCCTCGAAGCCAAGATCGTACATGGCCTTGCCAGACTTCGTGTCAGCCATGTTGATCACCAGCTTGTCACGCACCGCCTGACGGTACGTACGCATCATGTTGCGTCCGGTGATCATGATGTTCGGCTTGTCGTTCTTCAGCTTCAGGTCCATCAACACGTCATCGAATGCCTCTTCGATGTTCGTCGCGTCTAGGTTGCCGCCGAACTGGTACGCACTGGTGCGCCACTGCGTCTCAGTGACTCGCGAGATGCCACCGAGTGTACCAGTCGTCGGATCATCAGGAATAAGGTTCGCGAGTCCGTTGGGATCGGTTCCGCCTCCTGCTCCGTACAGATAAGAGTTGAACTTGTCCTGAATGCTCTCTTCCAGCACATCGAGCTTCGCAGTCAACAGCTTGAAGATCGCCTCTGGTCCCTTGTTCTCGTCCTCTTCCTGATCACTCATGATCAGTGAGCCAACAACACGTGACCATCCGTAGCCAGCAGTGTTGAACTCATCAGTCTGTGCCATCGGCACAGTGTCGTAGTACTGCATCGACGTGACGTTCGGATTGCGACCGAAGATGAGTGGATTGGTGATGTTGGCACCACCAGTCTCGATCTCAACTTGGTTGTTCGCAAAGGCCCACGCTACAAGAGCGTGCGACTTGATCGACGCCATGATGAGCTTCTTACGACTCTTGTCGAGCATCGAATGGATGATAGTGTTTAGCGTACCAGGAGCAGCGAATGCTGCATTGATCATTTGACCTCACTCCTATTGCAACTGGATACCGGCCTCTCGCAGTGCCTCTGCCACGATATCACGTGTGCTGGCATTAGCTGGTGCAGCAGCAGTACGCATATCGGTCATACCATTCGACGCTGGCATACGTGAGCCAGGTAGGACGCTGCGATTGGCAGGTTGCGATGGAGTGTTAGCCAGCACTTGCATGCCGCTACGTCGCGCCTCGAACTGAGGTCGCAACGGTTGTGTGTAGTCGAAGCCGTTCTGTAGTGCGTAGTTGTGCAGTCGTAGATGCGCGGCTTCGGCACTCATATCTGGGAAGCGACGCATCAGTGATGCGATCTCTTCCTCTTGTACCAGTGCTTCTGGATACTGTTGAGCGAAGTCCTGGTACTCACGTGCAGCGTTGTCATGCGCTTGTGCTACACGGTGTTGCTCTTGCTGAGCACTCGTCAGTGGTGCAACTGCTTCCTGTACGATCCTGCGTATAGCAGCCGGATCGACACCTGCTTGTGCACCACCAAGTATTGCACTGAGATCATGCCCAGCGGCTTGTGCCTCTGTCAACAAGTACTTGATGACGTTAGCTGGATTTTGTTTCCAATTCGCCATGAGGTTGGCAGCAGCAGCCATCTCATTTGGTTGCAGACCGAGTGTGCTGAATGATGTTGCTGCGGAACGGAATGCTTCATTCGCAGTGCGTAGCTGATCTAACTCACCACGCATGGACTGGATTTCACGTGCTGCATCATTCGCACGCTGCCAGTGTCTGCTCTCAGTGCCTGCACGTGCAACTAGCTGACCATCAGCGTTGACTAGATCACCAGTGCGTGTGCGTTGCAGACCACGCTCGTGTGGTAGTCCGGTCTGTGCCTGCTGTGGTGCCTGTGGTTGCTGTGGTTCTACAGGTGCCTGTTGCTGTGCTGGTGCAGTCGGACGTGACGTGTCATCAACAAACTTGTCGAACGGTGTTGCTGCATCTTCAACACTCTGGTCCTGCTGTGGCGCCGTGTCAGGTGTGCTGGTGTCAATACCACCACCGCCACCACCTGTATCTTCAGGTGGCGCACCACTAACATAACACAACCAGCGAGGTACAAACTCTCCACGTACAAACATTGTCTACTCCTTCACGCCACTCCTGGCGGTAATCCTGCCTGCATCGGTGGTGCACCACCTGTCGGTGGTCCTGCACCATTCGTTGGTGGATTGGTTCCTGGTGGTGCTGCTTGTTGCACCTTCTTCATGATCTCACGTAGTGCATCCATGATCGGCACACCCTTGGACATAGCAACACCAAGTGCTTG